CCAAACAAAACAAATATTAAAGGTTATATTAACCAATGGAAAGCAGTATTGGAGCTAGAATATGATAAAGAAGAAGTTGTACGTGACTGTGCGTAACGATCTTACACCTTCCCAGAGTGCTGTACAAGCAGGTCATGCTGTAGCGGAATATCTACAGCATGATACATAGACTTGGCATAACGAATATTTAATATATTTAACAGTTAAAGACTTATTCGCTTTAGAAAAATTAATGGATAAGTTAGATGATGCACAGGTTAAGTATATTAACTGGAAGGAACCAGATTATAATAATGAAGTGACAGCAATAGCGAGTACAGAACAATGTAATATTTTTAAAAGATTAAAATTATTGTAAGTTAATATTTATGCTTTTGTAGCTCAGTTGGTTAGAGCAGGGAACTCTAAATTCCTGTGTCACAGGTTCAAGTCCTGTCAGAAGCGCAAATAAGCCCCATTAGTTCAACGGAAGAACATAAGATTTCTAATCTTATGATAGGTTCAATTCCACTATGGGGTTCCAAATAAGGGAGATTAATTCAGCGTGTAGAAATCTTGTCCTACAAACAAGAAGCCACTGGTTCAAATCCAGTATCTCCTACCAAAACATGCATCTGTAGCTCAGGCGGGTAGAGCACTCGGTTGAAGCCCGGGGATTAGCACTGGTTCAATTCCAGTCAGATGCACCATTTAAGCACTCGTAATTCAAAAGGAAGAATACTTGATTACGAATCAAGTTGTATTCAAAAGGAAGAATACTTGATTACGAATCAAGTTGTTGTGAGTTCGATTCTCATCGAGTGTTCCAATCATAAATAAAATCAAAATAAAATCAAAATAAAGTGAAATAAGTGCTGTTTCCTGTTGACATGGGTTATATCAAATGCTATAATGAAGCATGATAAAGACTAAGAAAACACTAAACAATAAAGGATACAAGATGAAAGATTTAAAAGAATATGAAGTTAAATTTACTAAATATGATTATTTTTTTGGAAGAGGTCATGAAACCAAATATGATTTTATTACTGCTAAATCATTAGATGAAGCTAAAAGAATAACTTTTTTAAAATATGGTGATTTAATTGAAATTATATCATTAAAAGAGGAAATTTAAGATGGGAAAACTTAAAAGAGCATTTGGCGAAACTGACGAAAATTACAAAGCAAGACTTGATCATACAAATAAAAGAATAACTGAAAGAAATGCAACAGTTTTTAATCAAGCCACAGATAATCCTAATTGGATAATGAATGGATCAGTTGAAGGTGGATGGGAAGCAGTTCATATTAATTCAGTTGAAGGAAAAGCAATACTTGCAGCAGAAGCGGAAGATAAAAGAATTGCAGAAGAAATGATTTCAGATCGTGAAAACGCAGTTGAAAACATTATTGAAGAATTAGAAGACGAAGAAAATGTTAGTAAAATTCAGATTAGAATGTGTCTAAATAAAGTTGGTGCTTTTACTGTTGAAAATTTAAACATAATAGCTAAAGAATTAAATATTTAAGTGCTGATTTTAGTTGACTTAGATTAAACCAAATGCTATAATGTATTATAAGAAATTAAGAAATTAAGAAACTAACTAAGGAGAACAAAATGGCTGAACAAACAATATACAATGTAGACACTGATTATTCTTTAGTAGAAGTTACAGACTCTTTAATTAGTGTTGAAGATTTTGGTGTAAAATATAAAAAAACTTTTGGTGAAGTTGATTGTCAGAAAGTGATGATTTTCACTAATAAAAAACATGAAGAAGTTATTTATGTTCGCGGACCGGTTGGTTTGGATGGAAAGTTTCTTTATTAAGATAATAAAAGTGCCTAACATTATGTTGAAATAATACTTTTGTTAGGCACTAAAAAGGAGATTTAAGATGAGTAAACTACTTGTAAAAGATAATCTAAACTATGAAGCAAGAACAAGAATTTGTGGAGAACATGGAAAGGGAGTTAATAAAAGCATTGATGTTATAATTAATCCTGCTCTTGACAGAATTTGGTATGAATTTAGAAATAATAAAAAATGTATTTACAAAGGTCCAAGTATTGATGAAGCAATAATTATTTATAATAAATTTAAAAAGGATTAAGATGACTGAAAACAAGAATTTTACTTTAGTTTACAATTGGAATAAAGCTGATGGTTGGTATGGACAGAATTATAGAGTAATGTTGTTAACAGACAAAGTAAATAAAATTGGTTTCACTACCAAAAGTGAAGCTAATAAATTCAAAACCTCCTTTAAAAATTACATTAACAAACGATTTAATTTCAAAATCAAAAATAAAAATATGTCAGTGTTAGAAGTATGTGATTGTATAACATACAAATACATGGGAAGCGGACCATCTTATGCTTGTACAAATTATGCAGTAGGTTTGGATGATTTTGATGATTTTCTGAAATAAAAGTGAAATAGTTCTAAAATAGTGCTGATTCCTGTTGACATCAACTTCTTTTAATGCTATAATATGATATGATAAAGAAATTGGAAAATACAAATTTTAAGATGGAGAACAAAATGACAAAATCAATTACAACATTTACTTTTGATACAGATAGTTTTTCAGACCTTCACAAAGATGCTTTTGGTTTTCGTCCTCGTGATCATCGTTTTTATGCTGTTGATACAACTGACGAGGAGAAGCAAGAAATTTATGATTACACTTGTGAAGAACTTGAACGTGAATTTGCTCGTATTGAGCAGGCAGAAATTGAGGCTGATCTTGGTTTTGAAAGTCTGATTCTTGACTGTCTTAATATGGGTGCATCTGATCGTAAAACTGCTATTCGTTGGATTCTTGAAAGTGAAGAAATGGATGAATTTGACGCTGCATATGGTTTTAGTTTTGTAACTTGGAAACTGGGAATTTCCGACAAATATAGAGAAGAAGTTCTTGCAGTTATTGAATCAATTATTGCAAAATAATTGATTGACTTACTTATTATAAAATGCTATAATACAATATATTAAAAATTTAAGATGGAGAACAAAATGGCTGAATTCACAGAAAAAATTATCGTTAAAGAAGAAAACAGTTCAGAAGTTGAATATGCTTGTGGACTTTGTGGTGATTTTCTTAATGGACCTGGAGAGACAGAATGCTACATGTGTGGAGCATATATTGATCCTAATGCAACAGATAGAGTTATGACTAAAGAGGAGCATGAAAATGAGTTTGTATAGAAATGATAAAATAAAACTAACAAGTCAAATAATGTCTATTATTTCACTAATAATTGGATCATGTTTTATTGGTGCAAGTTTAGGATTTGGAGTTGGTTTTGGAGTATTTTTAGTTGGTTGGGGTTGTTTCCCTATTGTATAAAATTTAAGGAGATTTAAGATGGCGAAAAAAATGTTTAAAAATACAACACTGAGAGAGAAATATTGTATCTATTTTGAAGAAAATGCACATGTAGAAGTTGAGTCTCGTACTAATAAGTATCGAGTATTCAAAGGTCCTATTTTTTATTATTTTGTTGGACGATCTGGTGGTGTTAGAGCTAATGACAGAAATGCTGTAAATGGGTCATTTTCCCGTTCAGATTCTTTTAAAAGAATGATAACTGATTGGGCCAAACAGAGAGATCAAAAAGAAAAAGTAGAGGTATAATGAAAAAAACATATCTTGAAGAGGTAGAGGAGAGGAAAAAATTAGATAAAATTCCTGATCCTCCTAAGCCACCTCCATGTAGAATTATAAAAGAAGATACTTCATCATTTATATTTTTCTGTTTTATAGTGTTAAATCTTTTTTTATTTCTTTGGGCAGTATTTATGGGAATTTTTATTCTATGAGTTTATGGATACAAATAAAATATCTTAAGTATCTTCCTTTAGAACAATTCACAGACAAGGGCGGTCAAAAGTGGAATTTCAGATGTCCTGTTTGTGGGGATTCTCAGCAATCTGCTACGAAAAAAAGAGGTTGGGCTAGACCACATAAAAACAATTTAAAAATTAAGTGTTTCAACTGTGATTATAGTAATTCACTTCAATATTTTATTAAAGATCATTTTCCCAATTTTTATTCTGACTACATTAAAGAGATATTTGATAACAGTAGTTATACTCCAGTGAAACAATCTAACGTCGATCTGTTTGCTACTGAGTATGATAATTTAAACCTGTTACAAATAAAAGATCTACCTATTACGCACAAAGCGTCTTTATATCTAAGACGACGTAAACTACCAGAAAACATAATAGATAATTTATATTACTCAGACAATTTTAGTAAATGGTTAAACACAGAAATTGAAGTTGGAGCAATAAATTATCAAGCAGACCAAGATAGACGTATTGTAATTCCCTTTTATAACAAGTATAAAAAGATATTTGCTATGCAAGGAAGAACTATTGATTACGCAGATCCGAAAGTAATTACTCACAAAACAGATAAAGAATGTGACTTAGTTTTTGGTTTAGATAACGTTGACTTCACAAAAACAGTTTATGTATGTGAAGGAGCGTTTGACAGCGTTTTTATTCCCAATTGTATAGCAGTATCAGGGGCTATGGCAAATCTAAAAAACATTCTTAAGTATACACATAAAGACAACATTGTCATCGTTCCTGATAATGATTTTAGAAACAAATATACAGACAAATTCGTAAGTAGATTTATTTCACAGGGATATAATATTGTTATATGGGACAAGAAGACACCTTTTAAAGATATTAACGATGGAATAATTAAAGGGTTGACTTCTGATGAGATTTTTGCTATAATACAAGAAAAAACAGTTAAAGGTCTTATGGCAGAAGCTAAATTTAAATTAAAGAGGTTATGATGACATTAAAAAAAGAAGAAAGAGTTTATATTTGTAACGATTGTGAGAGTATGACGCCTTGTATTCTTAATATTGGTGAATTATATAATTGTGATATTCCTACCCAATGTCCTTATGGAAATGGAAAACCAGGTAATAGAACTGAATGGAAAATTTATAAAAAGGAATAATATGTCTAAATTTTATACGGGAGTTGATGTACACAGAGGACGTATTTGTCATTCTTATTATGAGGATGGCAAGAAATGTTATGACACTACAGATTTTTGTCCATCTCTATTTATTAAATCAAACAAAAGTTCTGGGTTCAAAACATTATTTAATGAAGATGTTGAGTATTTGAACTTTGGTTCAATAAATGAATACAATCAATATAAACATTCTTATAAAAAGACTTTTGATTTTTATGGAGATATTGAACCAAAGTATCAATTCATTTCTGAAGAATATAGTGATAATATTGAATATGATTCAAAACATATTAGAACTTTTCTTTATGATATAGAAGTAATCAATATTTATGACGATCCTAATTTAAATGGTTTCCCACGACCTGAGGACGCTAAAGTTCCTGTGGTTGGAATAACAATAAAGGACTCTAAAGATGATCTTTTTTATGTTCTTAGTTTAGTAGATTATGAACCTAAAAACACTACTTTAAAAATTGATCCGGCTAAATTAATATTTAAAAAATTTAAAACGGAAGAACAATTACTTAAAGCGTTTATCAGACTGTTTGAAATAAAGAGACCTGATGTGCTTATAGGATGGTATAATAAAGGCTTTGATGACTCTTATATTCTACACAGAATAACTAAATTATTAGGAGAAAAGGAACTTAAAAAATTATCCCCTAATGGAGTTGTAAAGTTTAATTTTAAAGAGAATAAGTACGGGAAGATAGAGCCTAAAGTAACTATACAGGGAATTCAAATACTGGATTATATTGAACTCTATAAAAAGTTTATACCTGGCGGAAGGGAAGCATTTACACTTAATTTTATTTCAAAATATGAATTAGGTGAGGAGAAAGTAGAATACCAAGACTTTGATAATCTGAAAGATTTTTATATTAAAGATCCTCAATTAGCGACTGATTATAATATTTATGATGTTGAGTTAATTGATTTAATAGATAACAAATTACAGTTGATTGAGTTAGTTTTCACAATGGCTTATATGTCAAAAGTAAACTTTGAGGATGTTTTATCTCCTATTAAGACATGGGAATGTAATATTTACAATTATCTTAAGAAGGATAATATTGTAATTCCTCCAAAACATCAATTCCAAAAGGAAAAATATCCGGGTGCATATGTACATGATCCAATACCAGGTATTTATAAATGGGTTGTAACAGAGGATTTAGATTCACTTTATCCTCATTTGATTATGCAGTTTAACATATCAACTGAAACAATAGTTGATGAATGTGAAAATGTTGATCAAGTAAAAGTTGATGATTCAATTCTTTTTGGTAAATTAAAAGGTAATCCAGAATATATTTTGTCAGGTTCTGGGCAGTATTTTAGAAAAGATAAAAAAGGTTTGTTTCCAATTCTAATGGATGATTTATATAGTAAACGTAAAGAAGTAAAAAAGAAAATGATTCTAAAGAAAATAGAAAAGGAAAAGGCTACAGATAAAAAGGAAATAGAATTACTAACAAATGAAATAGCTAGATTGCATAATATACAGTTGACATTTAAATTGTTTCTTAACTCAGCTTATGGAGCAATGGCAAGTCCTTACTTCAGATATTATGATATTAGAATGGCAAAAGCAATCACAATGTCTGGTCAGTTAGCAATTAGATGGGTATCAAATCATTTAGATACTTACTTAAAAGATAAATTTAAACAGGAAGACAAGTTTATTTATGCAGATACTGACTCTGTTATGTATTCTTTAGACTTTGTTGCTAAGGGCATAAAAGAAAAGGATCCTAAAATGATAGTTGATTATATTGATAAGTTTACTCAGAAATTTATTGATCCAGAGATAGAACGTATTTATTTAAATTTAGCAGAGTATTGTAATGCTAATGAAAACAAAATGAGAATGACACGTGAGAAGATTATTGAGAGATTTCTTATAACAGGTAAAAAACATTATGCTTACATGCTGTGGGACAATGAGGGAGTTAGATATAACGAGCCTAAAATGAAAGTAACTGGAATTGAAATAGTTCGTTCAAGTACTCCTAAAATTATTAAACCATATCTAAAAGAAGCAATTAGAAAGTTGATGTATAATCCAGAAAAGATTCAGGACTATATTAAAGAAGTTAAGGATGAATTTCTTACTTTCGCTCCAGAGGATATCTCATTTCCGAGAGGAGTTTCTAATGTAAAAAAGTATACTAATAAAGCAACAATGTATAAAAAGGGAACTCCTATTGCAGTTCGTGCAGGAATAATTTATAATAATTATATTGAGAAACATGGAATTAATATTGCACCTATTAATGATGGTGAGAAGATAAGATTCATTTATACAACGACACCAAATGTTTTCTTTAATTCAAATGTTTTTGGTTGGATAAATAAAATACCTAACAGAGATGAAATAGTAAAATATATTGATTACCCAACTCAGTTTGATAAAGTGTTCTTTAATGTAATACATACAATTGCTAAGCGTGCTGGATTTGAAATAGTGCTAAAACCACAGACGAACCTGGATGAACTGTTTTGATAAATACTTTTAAAAAGGAGTATATATGTCAAAAATAAATGAAGATACAACCACATCAAATATTCCAAATGTTCCAACAGGACCTTCAGGTAAAATGCCTTGTGGAACACCATTTTTTGATTGTGGACATAAAAAAGATATGTTCTGGGATTTGCATGTTAAAGCAAGAGAAAAAGGACAGTGGTTCAACAAGCATTACAAGGACGAACCAGTTGCTAACTATGCAAGAGATAATAAAGGTAAGAACTTTTATTTGCATTATGATGGTATGTTTAGAAAGGTTAAGGCTAAATGATCACTTATAAAGAACTTTTAGAAGGTAAAAATTATGAAGAGATTTTAGATGACATGATGGAGGATGATCCAGATGATTTATTATATGCTGGTGAATATTATGAAATCGATGATGATATTTTACAAAAATATAATTATAAAAAATGGCGTAAATTTGCTTTCGATAAAACAGAAACAGTTGATGTCAATAAATTAATAGTCACTCAAGATGAAGTTCATAAAGATATCATTTTAAAGATATTGAATAAATTCAATATCAATAAAGTTAAAATTCAAGCATTAAGATATAAAAATAAATTATATGTCGTTAATGGACATCATTCTTTAATGGCTTTATATGTTAAGAAAATTAAAAAAGTAAAAGTTAATATAGAGGATGTCAAATGATAACATATACAGAACTACTTGAAAAGATTTCAAAGTCACAATTAGATGATTTAGAGAAATTTGCTGATAGATTACTTGCTAAGTTTGATATTGATGTTGAATTTACAAAACATTTTTTAGACAGATTAAATGATTCTAGAAATAATCCAGATATAGCAATATCAGAACTTCAAAAATTTTTTAAGAAAATAAAGAAAGCAAAAGGTAAAAACATAAAAGATGCTAAAGGAACAGAAGTTGTTCTTAAGGATATACAAGCAGATTTAAATATACCTGTTGTTGTTAAGTTTAAAAACGGTGAGTTTGTTGTGATAAATAAAACTATAATGCGGAAGAAAAATTTTAAAACGCCAGACAAAGTAATTAAATATAATTAAAAATAATTAAAAAAGGAAAAAAAAATGAAAACATACAAAGATTTGATAGAGAAATTCAGTACGTCAAAAGATAGTCCACTTGTAAAAGCATATTATGATAAAGGTAAAAAGAAAATTTTTGCTGTAACTGACTACAAAACAATGTCAGAGATTCATGGATTTGATGCTAAAAAATATTTGGATGCAGTTAAGGCTGGTGATCTTGTACAGATACCAGGTGATAAAGCAAATAAAGAGATGTATATTGAATTAAGTAAAAAGTTATAAAGTTATAAAGCTATAAAAGGTTAACATATACGTACTTTAAAAGGTGCTTAATGTACTGGTAACAGTTCTCATTAAGCATCTTTAGAATCAAAGATTAAGATTTTTTACACCGTTGTTTTTATTAGGTTTTTATTTTTAAGTAAAGGAGTTTATGATGGAGTCTACATCCCGCGTAATTGTCTTAAATAATGATTATACTATTTTAGGCACGACAACATTTAAAAAAGCAGTTAGATTACTTGTAAAAGAAAAAGCAATTGCTGTAGCTGAATCTGATGTTAAAATTCATAAAGATATGTTTGTTCCTTTAGTTATTAGACTCGTAAAAGCAATTAGAAATCTTTGGAGAATAAAAGTTCCTTGGAATAAAAATAATATATTTGTTAGAGATGATTATATTTGTCAATATTGCGGAATTAAATTAGGTAAAAGTAAATGCACTGTTGACCATGTTATTCCAAGAGCACAAGGTGGAAAGAATAAATGGGATAATACTGTTTGTTCTTGTTTCAAATGTAACAATAAAAAAGATAATAATTTACCTTCAGAAT